GTACGTAGTGTCTCCACTAGCTGTAGATATAATTCTTTGTCCGACAAGTGCTGTCATTGCCGTGGCATCTTTGTTGCCGCTAGCAGATACACTTACCGTGGGTGATCCTGTAAGCCCGCCAGTAGCCGTTGTAACACCTGTAACAGCTAACGTGCCCGCTACAACTGTGTTGCCCGTGGCGGCTGTGACAGTAAACTTGTCTGTGTTTACAGCTACATTGCCCGTTACACCTAATGTACTAGCCATAGTAACCGCGCCAGTAACACCTAGTGTGCCACCCATTGTGGCGTTACCTGCGGTGCTAGTACCTGCTTCTAAAACATCTGCGCCGTCACAATATATAATGCCGGTTTTACCATTAGATATAACTACACCCGCATCATTTGCGGTTTTTACAGTTACAGTCTGACCACCAGTAGTGGCGTTATTAATCACCCATATCTTGGCTAAGTCAGGCACAATTATATTGGCGTTACTACTTAAACTGCCTGTTAGTTTGATTATCGCGTGTCTTGCTTGGCAAGTTACACCCGTAACGTTAGTAGTTAGAGTAGTATCTCCAGTTATAGCTATGCTTACATAACCAGATATAGCTTCTTCTAACATATCAGTGAGGGACGAGTTTATAGTGGTACCCCAAGTACCCGCACCTTCGCCCGCTGCCGGTTTTACAAGCCCTAAACTATCTGTGTACGTAGCCATTATTCAATCCTAATTATTGCTGTAGTCGCGCTCGCGGCAGGGAAAGTAACCGTAAACGTGCTGTTAGATGATGTTTTGTCTGAGCCGAAGTTTAGCACAGCTATAGCTATACCGCCGTCCACGTACAATAACGCTCCACGAGCCGTTATAGAAGAACTCGCCCACTCTACGTCTGTTAAGTCTACGTAAGCTGTGGTGCCACTTGAAGTGGGCGTGCCTTTAGTTACTGCTTTACCTGTAGCGTCGTACCCTGTACCAGAGGCTTCGCCTGTAGCGGTGTACGCTGTAGTGGCGGCACCTAAATCAGCGGCGCTAGTATACAAAGCTAATTTTAAACTAACTGAGTCAAAGTCCAAGTCCCCTTTAAGGAGGGCTAACTTAGCTGATGTGGTCATTGTTTGTGTAATAGCCATCTTATGCTGCTCCTACCGGTGCTGCTCCAGTGGGCGTACGATACGCATCTTTAAATGTTCTAGCCCCTAGTGATCCTAACAGCTTTAGAGATGTCACAAACTGTTGATTGTACATGGCTACTATGTCCGGCTCAGCTTTCATAAACCTAGCTGCTTCTACTAGCGCACCGTTTAGCAACACACTATCAAAGTTAGTTGATAGCCACGTAGTGCCAGTTTCCTCGCCCGAAGTAATAGACGCAGGATAGGCTTTGTATGTGTGGATTGTCGCGTATTCTGCGTCAGGTGTGGGAGCTACGGTAAGAAATAGTGTATTAGCTGGGCCACCATAAGTACTTTCACCATACTGCGCGTAGTGCGTAGGAACGGCTGTGGAGGTTGTGTCAGGGTATGCCTCTAACAAAAAGCTATTGTCTTTCTGTAGTAGGTACGTAACTACACCTGCGGCGCTCTTAACAGCTAGGCTAACACTACTTAAATACCCGCTAGGGACAGCGAATGTAGCACTACCGATAGTTAAATTAGTAGCGCTGTCTGTAAACGTGTTAGCAGGTAAATCAATAGCTATGTATATAGCTTGCTCTGCTTGGGTAATGAACAAGTTTAGCTGAAAGTCTGAAAACGTATTCTCAGTAACGTCAGCGATGTTAGTCTTCAAGTCCGCGTATGTCATGCTCATTATGTCGTCACCGTCACTGTGCCTATCTTAGTATTACCCACTAGTGTGTTGGGTATGTCTATGTTATTTCCGCCGCCTACAGGTCTAAAACCGTACTGGGTAACTCTACTTGCCACAGCGGCGTTGTCTGGGCGCGGGTTGCGTATTGCTTGCGGGTCAGTTACTACAACTTCCCCTAACTTGTTCTGTGGGTGATCTTTTTCCCAGCATTCAGGGCATACCATTAAATGCGTGTTCTTACTCTTGATAACCAGAGCTTTGAGTTTCTTTAGTTTATACTGAAACCCACAACGATCACATATAGCAATCGCTCTTTTAGCGGATGCAAATTTATTAGCCATTAGCAACGACCTATACTAGGCACAAAACGCGCTGAAGTTTTCTCCCTATCTTCTTCAGAAGCTAACTTAAACTGTTCTTCGTATTCTTGTTTTAGCATCGGTATTCTAGGGGCTAGCTCAGGAACTTTCATAGCAATGTAATAAGCTAATCCTGCTACCGCGCACGGGAAGAACCTAAACGGCATATCTGCGTCGGTCTTACCTGCTTCTGAACCCATGTCTTGTATGCGGCGCATACGATAGAACGATATTTGGTAAGCGGTACTGCTGTCCGGTACAGGCCACAAAGTAAGGAAAGATACGTTTGCACCTATAATAGTAGGGGACGGGGCATTACCATTGGTGCGGTCGCCAGCTTGGTATATACCTGCTTGGCCTAACCTATGGACTACAGCTTGTAATGGTCTACCTGTGGATAACTTGTTTGGTATAGCTGAGTACGTAGGTATACTGATTCTGTTTAAAGATAAGTCAGATTGTGATGACGCATCGCCTGCGTTTGTGCGTATGTTCATTTCACATACGTCTATTGTGTCAGCGGGTAAGGTGTACGTAGCATCGTCTTTAGTAAGTTGGATAGTACCTTCGTCTATCGTCCACAGGTTAATACCCCTGTTTGCCCACTCAATGGTGAGTAGGTTCATAGAACGTCTAGCGGTACGTAGATCGTAACCTGTTCGTAGCTCGCGCCCAGCGCGTTCCCACGCCTCTTCAGCAAGCTCTGCGAAAGGCATATTGAATGTAGCAGTACCTGAAGTAGCCATTATTTAGTTCCACATCCGCATTTGTGTCGTCGTTTACGAGCTAAGCCACCACCCCCAAACTTTACTGTAGCGGGTTTAGTGTTCTTAACTACCGTTTTGCCTTTTGCGCCTTCCCGCTTCTTTTTCTTAGCGGTGGCTGCACGTTGGCCTTTAGTTAGCGAGTTCGCTTTGTTGCGTGGTAAGCAACGGTCTGGGTTCTTCTTGTCTTTTGATGTGCCGCACTTACCTTTGACTTTGCCATCAGTGCCAACACGAACCCAGTCTTGGTCAACCCATTTCTTTAGATCGCCCATTATTTCTTACCTTTAGAACCTTTAGCGTAATTAGGGTCTTTGCAGTATTTAGAGGCTGCCATATTAGCATATGCGCTAGGGTAAGTATCGAAGGTACGTTTCGCCCACGACTTACCCTTAGAGCATATTTTTCCGCCAGATTTATAGTAGCGGCGCATGGTTAGCGCATCTTACACTTACGGACGCCTTTCTTAGCAATGCCCGCACCGCGAACTTTACCGCCAGACTTGTACGTCTTAACCTTACCGCCTTTCTTCATGGCGGGCCGTTTAGCCGCTGGTTTCATAAAGTCGTAGTCAGAAGGTTTCATCTCTACAGGTTTGCCCGTTTTAGGGTCAGTACCCATGTCTAGGTCTTGCTTTCTATTAGTTTCTTTTTCTTGGCGCATTCTTTTTATGCCACTATCCATCTTGCCTTGTGCAGCCATGCCGCCTTTCTTCTTAGCTTTAGGTACTTTACCGCCAGCTTTAGCGGTCATAGTAGTGCCAGCAGGAGCACCGCCGCCCATAGCCTGCTTCTTCATCATCTCTTCCATCATTTTCTTTTTCTTTTGCTCTTCCGTCATAGGCATAGCAGGAGCACCGCCGCCCATAGCAGCAGCAGCACCCATGGGAGCACCACCAGCGCCGGGCATAGCCATTCCGCCAGCCATATATTTTTTAGTTTTCTTAGTTTTCATCTTCTTAATCTCCTAACATTTCCAACGTTTGCGCGCTTGGCGAAGCCTTGAATTGGGGTCTTTCGCTGCCTTCGGAAACTGTTTCATTTGTCCGGCAGAACGCGCACAGTACGACTTTCGACGTGATGCGCGCTTGCCAGTTGGTTTGTCTTCAGTTACTGCTGTCTTTAACTTACTACCGGGATTATCTTTACGATACTTAGCTACACCTTTAGCGGTCATGCCAGCACCAGATTTGGTAGGGCGTTTCTGCCCGCCGCCTATGGTGTGGCCCTTCATAGAGCCTTTGACCTTACCGCCTTTTTTGTAGTAGTTACGCATAATGCTTAGTGCCTTCTACAACTACACTAAATACATCATTAGCGGAAATACCAGCACTATTTATTAGTAGCGTCCCATCGGTTGCGCCCGAACCTGCGCCAGTGCCCGAGTTAGCGGTAACAGAGTTAGCGCCTTTTCCGGGGGGTACTAGCCCACCCCAACCACCTAAAGTAAAGTCTGAACACGCGGTCATAACAGAACTAGCGCCAACCCCATTAGCGCCCCACACATAGTAGTCATTGGTAGCATCCCAGTATAGGTTAACCTGTACGCCTGTCTCTAGGTTTGCCCATATACGGTCTATGGACACATAACTACACGCTTTACCCTCTTGGCTGGTGTAGTCAGCGGGGTCGATGAAGTCAGTTTTAGCTAGGTCATCAGTGTTACTATCGTTAACCAGTGAAAACTTAACTACTAACTTACGCTCGGTGCTAGCTAGCGTTTCTATGTTATATGATAACGCCATAATCTATACTCCCGAGTTATTAAGCTACCGTAGCAATAGGTGTAGATAATGTAGTAGTCATCCACTTAGAGTTTGTGCCGTCATCTGATACACACGTCATAGAAACTCTAGCATTAGCTACCGTTGAGTTTGGTAATGTCAACGTGTCTCCAGCTACATCACTTGCCGCGTTAGCCGCTGTGCCACCAACTAAGTATTTCATTGTTTGGAAGTCTGAAACGGCTGATCCGGGAAGTACAATAGTAGTAGTTACACTACCACCAACTGCTACGGTGAGGAAGAAGTCGTAAGTAACCCCTACGTTTGCAGTAGAAACAGCAGGTAACGTAATTACATTAGCAGCCGCACCATTAATTAAAAACAAAGTACCAGATTGCGCAGCAGTTAAAGTTGCTGATGCGGCTCCAGCGGCATTAAAAGTTGTATCAATCTTTTGTTTGTTGTTGATAGTACCAGTGGTAGAAATATTACCGCTAGAATCAATGTCTAGTACAGTTGTGATAGCACCAGTAGTGCTGTCTTTTGTGATTTGCTCGAAACCGTTTTCTGAACGGACTGGGCCGTTAAAAGTTGTATTCGCCATGAGAATCTCCTGTCGTGGCTAATGTCTACCTACGATATTGCGGGTAGTCAGGGATTAGAACTTCGATCTTATAATAAAAAGAAAGGGAGCGCAAGGCTCCCTCTCAATCTTACTTTTTCGCTGCTCAATTAAGAGTCAGCACCGCATCCGAAGATAGCTAGTGGGTCAGAGACACCGAAAGAGTAACGCTCACGAGCTTTATAACGACTGTTACCAGTGTCAAAATCCGCGTCCATAGACGTAGACATTTTTGAACGAGTAAAGTGCTTTAAGCCATTTGGAATGTCAGTAGTTAGAAACCAGTTACCTGTATCAGTTAGGTAATGGTTAACCGCGTATCCGCCGGGAACCACGCCATTGCTAGAGATAGCATTGATGTCGTTATCAGCAGTACCAACACGGCCTTCAGTTTCTAACAAACGAGTAGCAACGAACTGTAAGTCAGATGGGATAATCATCTTCTTAGGACGAGCAGCGATTTTTAAGCCACGTTCGTCAGTCCACTTACCAATCTGAATAACTGCATTCTCAAGTGAAGTTTCGTTAAGGTCAACGTCACCACCACTGTTTGAGTTAACACCACCAGATACTAACGGGTGAGAAGCGTTTACTAAAGTAACGCCGTCGCCGTAAGTGTGGTCGGTATCAAACGCATTGTTTAATACCGCAGCAGCTTTAACCTGCTTGGTGTACGCCATAGCGCGAGCTAATGCTTTAGTGTAACGACCCGATAAAGAATCGTACAAGTTATCTTCAATCGCTTCTTCAGTGATTGAGAAACCCATAGCAACAGTTTCGTGCGTGTAGCGTGCAGTGAATGCTTCTTGCGCTGTATCGTATTCGATAGATGCGCCTTCAGCCTTAGTGCCTGCTGCGCCGAAGCCAGACAATTTAGTTTCTTCCTCAAACGAGCGGTCAGAAGTCTCTGATTCAAAGATTTCTTTATGCTCTTCACCGTACTTGGCATACTCTAAACCAAATAAGGCGTTAAGGCCGGGTAATAGCTCCTTGAGGAGCTGGGATCTTGAAATAGCCATGATTTAATATCCTCTTAAGACGTAACGTCGCCGTTAGCGAAGGCATGATAATTGCCGTTAAATTTAACCAACAAGTCAGTGTAAGCGTCGCCCACTTCTGACTCACCACGATCACTAAAACCAACAATCTTAAAGCCCGCAGTTGTATCTACTGCTGTAGCATCTACTGCTAGTGTTGATTTACCAGTAGTAGTACTTACATCGTTAGTGTCTGGAGTAGACGCAAAAAACGTGTTACGTCCCAATAAAGCCTGTGCAACAGTTGCGTCAGCTTGTGCTTGGAAAGTTACGCCCGGATCAACTACAACGTAGGCAATGATGTCAGTGCCAGTTGGAGCCACAGTGCCAGCAGGGTAGCGCTGGTCAAAAACCAACTGCCCTTGAGCATTAATGTATTCACAACCAACAAAAACACCTAAAGCGCCGCCGTTAGCAACAGCAGCAAAGTTGTTAGCGTCGTTTGCACTGCCTGTTTTAACAGACAATTGAACGTAGCCGTCTTTTAAAATAACAAAAGAACC